TCTTAATGGACAGCCTGAGCAAACCTCCCTCCAAATACTTCCGGAAAGTTTGCTCAGGCTGTCCATTAAGACAGCATTAGGCTACCGCTACTAAAATTTGTGACTCCCTTATCAGGACTCTGCATCGAGACATGATCATCGGCCTAGGCCGAATATCATGCTACCTACTTTAGGGTTACAAATTGTTATTCGGCGGTTAAGCCCGGACGCTTTTCAACGCCAACTCCGGCCACCGGAGTTAATTTTATTAAGGATTTGATATATGGTTTACTCCATACTTCACCTCATTATGGAGGTGGTGTTCGCTCAAGATATAATCTTGGCAGGCCCGTGAAGAAGAATGTTTGAAAATCTTCTCCAATCGCCACGTGCACATCGTACACTAAGTCGTTAGCACCGTTCGATTGAATGAAATAGTCCCAACCTTCATTCCAAAGATTGAGACCAGTATGATTCTGCTCCTTTCCAGGAGTGAAACGGCCCGGTGAATAGTATGGGATTTCAAATTCCATTACCGGGTTGACTTCAGCTCGACCATAGGCCGAACCCATAACACCTGTAAAAGGTTGTGCGTTTGCTGGCAATAGACCTTCAGCATACACAACGCTCTTTGAGGCATCAGTGTTGTTTCCGTAAGCTGGCATCAAACCAGACGTCTGAGCGTACTCAGCTTCACCCAGGGCATGTCTTTGGACATAAACCGTGGGCATGTTTCGTTCATTATAGCCGCCTCGGGGCAGCATTTTATACCTTATTGATCCTCTCCAGCCAGAATAGGCTAGAGTGACCCAATGCAACATTACGGTGTTACAATAATTGTAGGGGTTACCTGCAGTAGTCAAATTGACTGCTCCAGAAACGTTACCCCGTAAGTAAGGGAACATGCTAAAACGTCCTTGAGTATAAGATTCTCCTGCTATGAGAACCCCAATACTGTTCCACAAGTTATACCTGTGGAGTATCGTTCTAAACGAGGTGATCGCTTCACCCGTGAAGACTTTATTCACTGCTGAATTATCTGAAAATGATGGACCAAGTTTGGTCTGTTCCATATGAATCGGCGCTGAAGGTTCGTCAGTATTTTGTCCTTCTGAGACTAATGCTTCCCGTCCGCTTTGTGGTTTGAATACAAATTGTTGGAAATAGTCATCAGGGACAAAAACTTCAAAATCATCACCAGCCGAAATAAAGACGTTGACTTGAATGTCGTTGTCTACGGTGGAATTTGGTGTTGTCAGTTCATTCACAATATACACTCCTAGGACTCCGTTGCCGAAGTCCGCCCCACTGATGTAGGGAGCGTTACTGTACATCTCGGAAATAAATTGATTTCCGGGACGAGCTGAATTGAGTAAAGTTCTGTCTTGACCATTACCAATCTCAATAGTGAAATCAGTTTGGTCTGCGATATCGATGATGTTTAAATAGTTTGTGTTATATTCATTACTGGCAAAGAAGTTTGGATCGTAAACAATCTTAATTCTGCCTTTGTGGAATGCTGAACACACAATCTGGAACCTGTACCTCAGTGTACCTGTCCAATACTTGAATGGCATTGCTGCCATAGCACAAGCTGGAAAATGGTAACCAAAAGGCGCAGTAGTGTTCTCTGCCCAAGTACAAGGATCAAGTCGACAGTTCCACAACAGTGTTTCTGCTGCGGCTCCAGTCGACCAATCAAATGTCGTCAGGTAGGATTCTCTCTTAGCGATTTGAAGGATGTTCATTGGATCACCTCCACCCAGTCCTGCTATTCTGGGATCAATCGTAAGTTCCTGTTTATCATCAATCGTCAACTTCTGTGCTCCGTCTCCAACATTTGTTAGAGCGAGGGAAGAAGCTGGCGTTGGCCTATAAGGCGCAGGATTTGCAGTCACAGTTGGTCTACTGTAACCAAATAGCTTAGCGATCGCGGCTGTAGTGCTCGCGGCCATTTCTGTAGCCATGGCAAAGGGTCCGATCCAAGGGACCCCCGTCATGGTTGCAGCAAACTTAGCTACTGTTGTCGCAGGACCTGAAATGGTCCCTTTGGCATTGACTTCATCGGTTTCTGTACCAGACTGCGGTGTTAGAGTATTGGACTCTACCGAAGTTAGAACAGACATGGACACGTCTTCTGCCCATGCGAACACGGATACTGTGACATTGTCAGCAGCTCCATTAGCATGTTTCAAAGGATTAATACTTCTAATAAACAACTTACCCATTGTGTTCCATTGTGAATTGGGAATACTGATGTAGTTGAAATTGTTGAAGAACGGCAAAAGCATTTCGCCTCCTTGCGACGTTGTTGGGTCGAGATAAATGTGTGGCAACTGTGAAGACTGTACGAATGTTGACTGTTCTGCTACTTGTACGGACATGGTGTCATACACTTCCATAGGTAGATAATAAGTCATTGCACGGCCATAATGAAATCCATTTCCATTAATGACCACTTTGATCTTTAGGTTACATCTTAGCAAATTAAAATTCGCAAGTCTGTTAGCCACGCGTGGATTCTCAAGATAGAGAGACCACGGATCAAAATCAGCATTCAAGTTACCGTTGACGATCCAGTCATAAGTTGCAATCTTGATGGGGCGAGAGAAGAAATTCTCCAATCTCGCATCATTAGTATCTTGCAACCGTCTTGTGGGATCAATATTAGAGTCCACATCATACAGATAAGGGTCAACCTGATCAGAAAATTTGACATTCTCTTGAGTGGTTTCGCCTGCTACTTTCATGATGTAGGCATCATTTTGTTCAACTCCTGACTGGGTTTTGAAATTCCAGTCTTGCCAGCTGACGCCGGCTTCTGTGTTGTCTCTTTCGTGACCCTTCTTGGGTGGACAACTTTCACGTCGGTTTATTAAGCCGAGAATTTTGGTTTTACAATTACCAATCCTTTTATGTACAGACCACACGCTGGATTAAGCGATGTGGAACGACATGTTTCCGTTTGAGCAGGGAGGACTCACTTTCGTTCCCCATTAGGGACCCTTGCTGCATGCGAAGCCTACGAGTAAGTTTACAAAACATATAAAGATATTGTACTCGTGGTATCCATACACACACATTAATTTTGCTGCCATCAGATTTAAAACTGGGGTGGATTTATTGTCTCCACAGTGACAGCTCCTGCACACTTATAGTTGTGCAGGAGTCTCTGGCTTGTATTGTGCCACCCAAGCAGCTGCTCTTTCATTGTAGCAGGTGTTCAAGGATGTACACATGTGTGAGATTCCGGCCAAATTGGCAACTTTCGTCATCTTCTGGCGTTGGTCCTCATACTTTTCCTCTCCATGATTAAACCATTCACGAAGAGCTCCATCAATATTTTCAGCACAAGCTGTTTCAATTGTATTCACGCAATTCTTTTCACGCAACATGCAATGTAACGACTTGTAAATTGAAGCGTCAAGAAGTGCTCCCACATGAACCCCAAGTTTGGGGTGGTAGACACTCTTACGTTTCAAGAATTCAAATTGTTCATAGGGCAAGTAATCTTGAAGTTCTGATGTCTTATCTGGCATCGTATAAATCTGGCCGTATTTGGCTAGAAATTCCGACATCGATTTGATATTAAACTTCTCGAATCCTTTCCTAACTGATCCTATTGCATCATCACCATAAGTCATTAAGGCGACAACATCTCTGAATGTGAGTTTAGTACCTGGATACATGCTGAAAAAGCAACAACGCTGATTCAACGATCCACAGATACTGTTATTTGTCACAGTTAGAGAGTTTCCACTGATGTGGGATCCTTCAGTGAGAGAGATCAGATCACCATTAAATGCAATGCAAGCAAACACAATGTCTGCTGTCATGGCCTCCATGATGTTCAAATCTTCTTCTGTGTACCCTAATTGGGTACGCGCAAGATCAATGAGGATGCGGAGCGATGCAAAAATTAGTTGAGCACACAATTTTTGGTCAAATTTGCCATAATCCCCTCCAGCTATCATCTCAATTCCAAATTTGAGAACATGCTTATGAAATTCCTCCCATTCCGGTCCGTGACAGTTAATTCCAACTGCACATTCCGAAACTAGAGGGTTCATTTGGCATACTCTTAAGATGGGTAAGAAATATTTCCGAATGAGGAAAGTCAATGGCAGAGAATTTCCGTAAAAGATCCTACACTTCTTCTTGCTTAAAATTTCATCTTTCTTGCAAGCTTTAGCTATAGGATACGCTCGTTCGCCTTTTCGGTACAGGGCTTCAATACGATCGATTTCGTCAGTAATTATATTGTCTAACCTACGATTGTTTGGCTTGCCTTTTTCTGGTGGCAACTCGGTTACGAATTCTCTTTTGGGACCTGACAAAGGGTAACCAACTGATGTATTCAACTTAATTGGATCCAAGAATTTCTTTCCAGGAACTCCACACAAATTTTCGTGGTCTGTGAGAGGTCGTAGATTGTTCCATAGATCGGATTTGAAGATTTCCAAAAGTGGTTCTTTGTAGTCCTTGACTGCGCGGGCCAAAAGTGCATGTGGGAATGGTGTCGATGGTGTTGACATACTCGCTAAGCACTCTTGCCAGCCTTTCCAGTCTGGATTGAGTTCGGGCCCATGGTATATATTGGGCACATCACACACAGTTGCAATGTGTGGACTGATTGGAGTATTAATCACTCTTGTTTTCGTCACAGTTCTTCCAATGCAAGATCCATGGTATTGGACTTGCGAATTTTCAGGCATGTAATTCAAAGGGCTCTTGGGATGAACAGGTTCTGTTTTAAGGAACTGGACTCCCATGACTTTCGTCTTGAACTCTCCGGCCTCACCGGAGAGGATTACTCCTTCAACTTTTCTCAACGCTGCGAAAGCATCGAATAGTTGTTGTTGCGTAACGCTACCATAGCAGCCACGCGGTGTATCTGCAGTACCACCTAAGTGAATACCCAAGATACTGCAACCATTGGTATCGGAGACCAATGTTGCACCGCAAAGACCAGCAAATGTGTTCATAGTGAGATTTTTATACATTCCTCCTTTGAAAGATTTGTTGGTTTTCACGATTCCGGGGTGCGTAAGACCCTTAGCCGTAATGATTTCTCCATTCTTTTTACGCCAGTGCATCCTGAATGGGGTGCTAGGCATTTCCTCGGTTGGAAAGAAATCGACTAAATTTTTGAATGACCCTCCATTGGGTACATAACAAACACGCATGTCAGTGTTGGGAATCAAGTGTGACGCAAATTTGCTGAGTCGCGCAATGAATTTACCACCGGACGCTTCAGGATTTTTCTTCCTAAAGGTACAATTGAGTTCATCGCCTAATTCCTCGAAATAGTGTTCTGGTACAAGCATAACATTTGATGATAGCATAAGACCATTGACCATTCCGTTTTCACCTTCTGTGTGAATCGAACCGTAAACTAGTGCTTTCTGCACTACGTTGTCTAGTTGAGTCGTTGACATTCTTTGAGAATTTTCTGATATTGGCAAGACACGTTGAACCACCTTGGTCCACACACTTGTCTCAGAATCTCTCTGAATGATTTCTTCTGGGGTTTTGGGTTCTAATGACCCTTGGGGTGTCTCCTTGCAATAAGCTCGATAAGCGCGGGCAAGCGCATACAAAGCGGCTAGGCCAATTGCTGAATAGCAAATTTCCTTGGCGTACTTGTCGCGGTACTCGGCTACAATTGGAGCGATGTCCATGTTCCGTTTCTTCAGTCTCTCAAACAATTCCTTTTCAACTACTTTCACAACGTTGCTAGTGAGTCTCACTGCTTTGAATGCTAGGTAGAAGAAAATTGGAGTTGCTAAGATCCCAAGAAAACAAAAAGCTATGGCAGTAATCACAAAACAACCTAAAAATGAATTGAACACGCGTCTGCGGGCTTCGCCGATGATTTCCTCATCTTTGAAGAACTTGTAAACAAGTTCAGTTCTTTCATGGTTGAAATAAGAACTGGGAATGACAGTGATCCAATCAAAGTCATTTAGAAATTTGTTTCCACTCTTGTAGAGTTTCTTGGCAACTTTCTTATCGAGGTCTTCCCAGAATTCCTCAATATCGTCTCTTTTCTTCTTACTGTTATACCACAATTTCCAACTCTTGGCTACAGTTTCCTTGCCAAAGTGGACTTCTAGTGGTGCAACTTCCTTGCAAATTGGCACGACCGGATGGTCAGGACAATTGCCATGGAGTTGTATACAGTTCGGATGACGACACAGTTCCATTTTGTTTGTGCGAAGACGCATACCTTCCAAAAGGGCTTCTTGGTTCAACTTATGATCGTTGAAACTCTCGATAGCCCACTGAATGCATGTTGCCATAGAGATGTTGATCATCTTTTGGCCACGCCACACAATAGGTTGATAGTCGGCCACAGTCTTAAGGTCAGCTGGTTGAATCGCATTTTCAATTGTTACAGTCCAGATATCATCAAACATAGGCGGAGTATAAACTCCATCAGTTGTGTAGTGTTCTCGCACTTTCTTTGAATCAATGCCACAGCAAACTTTACCCTCCTGTCTTTGAAATTCGGGTTTGGCATTTACTGTTAGACAAGTTAGGCGTCTCTGAATCGAGTATGGGCAATTTGAATATAGACCAGCATCAAGATTCTTCTTGTTAGTGGTCGCCATACAAATCCATGGCTCAACGAAACACTTGCCTTTAGCATGTAATTCGGCTTTTGGTGCATAATACATCTGATTGTTAATAACATCAATGATTGCTCGAGTCGGTGGTTGTTCCACAAACTGAGATTTATCATTTGAGACATCATCAAAAATCATGACAAGTTTATCAGAGGTCCAATTGGACATGAATTTGTCACCTGCATTGTATGCACAGCGATACTCTTTAGAGACAGGGAGACCCTGACTCGTGAGCACTGCATCGACTAATTGATCGCCCAAGGTAGTCTTGCCTTGGCTACTAGCTCCGAAGAGTTCAATAGCCCAAGGGGCGTGTCTAACACCAGACGCAACTTTCATAGAAACATAGTCGTTCTGGATTGATAGAATTCGAGTATACCTCTCCATAACCAACTTTTTCTCTGGTCCCCTAAGGGATTGAGATAGGTTGAGTAAAGAGGTGGAAAGCCTATTCAGGCGTTTCTCAAATTCTTGATCAGACAATTCGGTAAATTTGCTAAGGTTTCCGTTCCGGACTAGTTCGAACCACGTTATTACATTGGCGTATTCGGTATCTAGTTCCATTGCTGTTCGATCATTCATCAACAATGGTTTCAGTGACTTGGTTTTGAAGCACAAGTAAGCTCCTTCTGTGAAGAACACGACAGTCTCAAACATAGCGTCAACTACGTCGAAACATGTCAAATGCTTCTCACTCAAGATTGGTGCAAACACCTGAAATTGGCCTAAGCTGAATGTTAGCTTGGTCGCATCACACAATCCTAGTGTGACGAGACAGCCAAGCAATACTGAAATTTGCTTGAAGGCTCGATTAGACTTACAAAGACTCCAATTTTGATGGGTGTCTCGCAAGCAATCTAGCCATGCTGGTGTTGCGGATGTGCTGCTTTGAGGCTGGAAAAACAGCTCTTCAATGAAGTCTTTCAACGTCTTGAAGAGGGATTTGGTGACACGACCTTGAGCCCATGTTAGAATGGAGGTGGTGACGCCAAGGGCAGTAGTTTGTTGAGATAAATTAATCATCAACAAAGCTATGCCTTCAACCTCTCTGACTATTTTGTCAGGAACATCAACTCCTGCGAATTTCGCTAGGGAGTCAAGAGTGAAGGTTGCGGCTGAAATGGATTCCAAGCCGAATTGAGGTATGAATTCCTCAACTTCATTCTTTTTATAGATGTCTGATTTTTCCTCAATAGGGAGGCTAGTATCAGTACTAGTACGGATTGACGTATACTTTTTCGTAAGGTGAACGTCTCTTGATTCAATTCCAAGAGAAGAATCGCAAATTGGTTGTGAGATAACTTCGCGCCCAAACAGGGCATTAAAATCACGACATATGCGAGAAGTGGAGAGTGATCCCTCCGAGCAGTTCATTGCTGCAAGACTCCGCACTGGAGTCTCAGGACATGAGGTTTGGCCTGTAGCACCGGTGTTATTGATCGCACCCGACATGGTTGGTAATGTTTTATAGTTCTTAACGTGTGAAACGTATTAACTAAAGGCCATACTAAAACCTGAAAAGATATTTCACTGATCGCTTATAAAATAAGACAACTAAAAGCCTGTATAGTTGAATTTTGCTCTTGATTAGAGCTTAGTTCTGAATGTATAATTCTGACACTCGTGAGAGTGATCGTCAAGGACGAATCAGTAATCGGTAAATTGATGTTTAAAAGGTACATAAACAAAGGACTTACCATCCTAATAAAAATAAGGTTAGCTAAGAGGGGGCGACCTCATAGCTGTTGTTGCCTAGAGTCTCGAGAGACAATAGGCCACGGAGTGTCTAGCAACATGCTAGATAACCGTCGTTTTGCTTTTCCATTAAAAATACATAAAGGGGGTGTGAGTTAGTAATTCACATACTTAGAATATGGTTTTGAAGATAGACAAACATAGGGAGTGAGCTAAATAACACGAACACGTAGTTCGTGAGAGAAGGTTCTCTGCTACATAAGGGCATATTTGATGCCAAACTACTTGCAAACACTGCGTACGGGGAATTCCCGTACGCAGT